TTGGGTTCTTAAAGCAACTGACCGTTGTGATAACTGTGCAGCAGAAGCCCTTGTTAAGGTGACTGGTTTAAATGGTGATCTAATGTTCTGTGGTCATCACTATAATAAGATTATGGATAATCCCGAGGGATACGCTAAGATGATGGCATTTATGCTTACTATTGTTGATGAGCGTGAAAAACTTGTTGAAAACAAAGCGAAAGGTAAAGATTATTAATGTATGAATATTATGTAAGAAAAGTAGAGAATGTAGTAGATGGAGATACCATCGATGTCCTTATTGACTTAGGGTTTGATATCCTATTTCAATCCCGTGTAAGGTTGGCTGGCATTGACACTCCTGAATCACGCACAAAAGATCTTAAAGAAAAGGCTCTTGGTCTTGAGTCTAAAGAATATTTAAAAAAACATCTTAAAGACGCTAAGTCTGTAATTATTAAGACAGAAAAGATGGACTCATCTGAAAAGTATGGTCGCATTTTAGGCTGGGTTTATATTAATGGAGACACAGTATCTTTAAATGATATGATGATTAATGATGGATACGCCTGGGGATATCTTGGAGATACCAAGGTAAAAGATTTTGAAGAACTTAAAAAGGCTAGAGCAAAATCTGGTAAATAATGAGACACATTCTTTACTTTACTGCAGAATGGTGTAATCCGTGTAAGCGTGTTCGCCCTATTGCAGAGGATTTAAATAGGGATGGGATCGTTAAAATTCAATTTATTGACGCTGATGATAACGGCGAACTCTGTAGAAAGTTTGAGATTAAGGCAATACCTACCTTTATCCTTATTGAGGATGGACAGGAATTACGTCGTATTAATGGTGCTAAGACTAGAGAACAACTTGAGGATTTTATAAATGGATAGCGAAGAAGATAAAATTATAGATGATCTTATTCTTAAGGGTGGTCTTGAGGTTGCTGCTTTAGATGAAGATACAGGAGAAATGTTGTATTCTTTTACTCCTAAAATACAAGAACTTATGCCAGATTTATATGACGAGCACATAAAAGGTGTTAATTCTGAGGTAATGAACCTATGGGAAAAAGGATTTTTAAATCTAGACCTATTTGTTAAAGATCCAATAATTACAATCACGCCAAAGGCTTTAGATAAAGAAGAAGTAAAGTGCTTATCTAAGCAAGAACGATGGTCTCTTTTTGAAATCATTAGACTGCTACAGCGCAAAGTCTGATATAATCAGTAGATAGGTCTAGGAGGATACTAATGCCATATAGAGTTGGAGCCAAAGGCTCGTTCGGATGTTCTGGATACCCAGCATTAAAAGAGGGTACCAATGAAGTCATGGGATGCCATACAACAAGGGCAGAAGCCGCTGCACAGATTTACGCAATAAATCGTTCAGAAGGCAACGTTGACAAGTCAATGCATGTTATAAAAGAGGGTGACTTTGTTATGGGCATGACTAAAGAAGGAATGATCCATGGTATGGTAGAACATATTATGACGGAGGGTGGAACATTAGGAACTCCTGGATCAGAATATGCACTTGAGTCTATGCCTCCAGAAAATCCTGCAATGTCTGTAAGAATATACAAAGAAGAAGAAGATGGCTGGGAGCCAACTGCATATAGTATTGGCATGATGCATAATGATGCTGAAGTTGTTGATATGGAAAGCCACTCAATGGAAGAAGACTCAGATATGGAATTTGAAGAAAATTATATAGATAAAGCAAAAAAGCCTAACTACGGTGAAATGATTCAACCACGTAGTGGTGGTTCAACACCAGCAAACCCAAAGTTATATGCAAGAGTAGTGCAGGCAGCAAAAGATAAGTTTGATGTTTATCCTTCTGCAGTTGCAAACTCTTGGGTAGTACAAGAATATAAGCGTCGTGGTGGAACATATAAGTCAGATTCACAGTCTACAACAAAGAGTATTTGGGATGGATCTTTTGATCCGAAAGGATTAATAAAGTAATGCCAAAAAGAAAAGCACAATCTTTTAATCCAACACAAATCAAAAATGGAATGATTGTTCGCATGAATAAAAACGGTACAGTCAAATCTATTCTTGGTCCATATCAAGTAAAACATCTAAAAAAGGATAAGTAATGGCTGATACATACTCACCTAATGCTGGAATGAAGGCTGCTGCAAGACGTGCTTTAAAATGGAAAGAAGATGGCAAGGCAACAGGTGCTGGAACTCCAGTTGGCTGGGGCAGAGCAACAGATATTGTTAATGGATCAGCAATGTCTCTTAGTACTGTTAAAAGAATGTTTTCTTTCTTTTCTCGTCATGAAGTAGATAAAAAGGGTAAAGGTTTCTTTGATGGTCCAGACTTTCCATCTAATGGAAGAATTATGTGGGACGCTTGGGGCGGAGATGCAGGTTTTGCCTGGAGTCGTGCTATAGTTAATAGAGAAAAAAATAAAACAGAAAAAGCATGGGTAGGAAGCGCATTTAGTTTTAGAAAGGGGTAGAACTATGAATGAAATTGGTATTGAGGAATTAAAACAGTTAGTTAATTTCTATAGGCAAAAGTCTTCAGATTTAGAGTTTAGTCTATTACAAACTCAACTAAAGTTAAATAATATAATCTCTCTTAAAAATATAGAGGATTCTAAGCCAGCAATTAAAACTGTTATAGATAAAAAGTCAAAGCCTGATTCGTAAAGGAAAATATGGAATATATCCTTATTGTGGGCTTGACATCCATAGCCAGTTGGTTTATACTTAGAGTAATAAGGAAAAATGCTAGAAAAGGTTTTTCAAAGACCTTGTATAGTCAAAGCGACATACACGATCTATTGAAATATTTTTTCTCATTGAACATAAATAATAACGAAAAACCTCCTTCTCAGTTGACAAAGCGCAAAGAAAAGGATATGATTAAGGTTATTGTTATGGGAAACCTAGCATACTGGGTATCAGAAAACATATTTTATGTTGCAGAAGCAGTTGATGGAGAAGTAGTTCCTGAAACAGCAGAACCAGTTGATACAAACAGTATGTCAAGAAGAGACTTAGACAAGATGCTATTCATATTGGATAGCCTAAAGAATGGAAAAAAAAATGATAGTAGCAGTGCAGGGAACGAGTGACTTTGATGATTACAACATCTTCATTCGTGCCATGGGGGTTGCACTTTCCACAATGCCAGAAGAAGATAAAGAGTTCGTAATCTATTCTGTTGGACCTGCTCGTATTAATTCTTTTGTTTCAGAGTTTTCAAATCTTTCAGAGCGTGGGATGAAAGCAAGAGGTCGTAAAATTAAGTTTTACAAAGTTGCTTCAGCCTGGCTTGAAGAAAATCTAGAGCAAGTAAATTACTTTGCGTTTCTTAGCAAACCTAAGCAACCAAATTCAAGATTAGTTGCTTCTGCTGAATTAAAGAATATTGAAGTTGGAATTTTCCGTTACTAACAGAAAGAACAAGATGATAATCAATAAATTAGAAAAAATGGAAAAAATTGTTGCATCAAACAAATCCTTAGAATGGGTTGGTTGGGATGTTGCTGAACGCAACAAAACCGATATGGGCAGGACTGCTGTAAACGGTGTAAGAGTCAATGGTCAGTGGTACACACAACGAGTATTTAAACTTGATCGAAATGGCTGGGATATTCCAAACAAATACAGGATGTAAACATGAAACAGCACATCTGGAAAGACGATGCTGAGTGTTTAGGTCTTGATACTGATATATTTTTTGATAAATATGAAGAAGAGCCAACGCTTAGATTAGCGGTAGACTCTATTTGTAACACATGTCCAGTAAGAAAGACATGTTTTGCTAATGGTGTTTCTGGAAAAGAATGGGGAATTTGGGGTGGTATATATCTTGAAGGTGGAGAAATATCTAGAGAATTCAACAATCACAGAACTAAAAAAGATTGGGCAGAAACTTGGCAATCTTTAACAATGGATAAATAATGTATACAGATTCTATGCGTAGAGCCTTTCATTCTATAACTCCTCCAAAAGGATTTAAGGTACAAATTCTTGACAATGATGCCTTTCTTACTATAAAATTAGATGAGAGGCATTTTGTAACTATGGTTCATGATGAAAAGATCCAAGCATTACAATATGTTGTTCAGATCAAAAAGGCTTTAGAGATGGAAGGGGCGATTGTATTGGTTACTAGAGAGGCATTAAAATAATGCAAACATTTTTACCATATCAAAATTATAGAGAGTCTGCAGAGTCTTTGGATAATAAGCGTTTAAATAAACAGATACTTGAGGCTTATCAAATTCTTAAAGTCTTATCTGGTCAATCACCTTCAGGTGCTTGGAGAAACCATCCCGCAGTTTTGATGTGGAAGAATGCTGAATATTCATTACGAACATATGCCAAGACAATGATCTCAGAGGCTAAACTAAGGGGTATTAAGACAGATAAGAATGAGGCTAACATAGATGCCCTAGAAGCCTTGTGTGGCGATATCTGGGGTACTAACAAGCCTTTTTGGGCTAACTCAAATGGTCCACACCTAAACAGGATTAACATTACGCATAGGGCTAATCTGTATCGTAAAGATCCAGAATATTACGCTGAGTTCTATCATGATACAAAGAGTGAGAGTAATAAGCCTTGCTGTGATAAATGTTTATACTATTGGGTAACCCATGCGATCCGCTCAGTTTGACAAAACTAGTACAAGAGAGTACAATAATATACAGAAAGGCAAAAAATGAGTAACATTATTATTATAGTTTTAGCAACCCTTACGGCTTCTTTTGCCATTGCCTATTCAGTAACCCTTTATAGAATTACTAAGATTAATCAAGCATTTGCAAAACTATTTATATCTCATGAATCCCTTCAGGATTTTATTGCAAAAAACAATTTTGAGTTTAAGAATGATATTGATATCCATAAAGAAAACTTTATAAAGTTTTTATCTGATTCTCGTGATTGGGCTTTTGATTACATAGAGGAAGTCCAAACTGGACTTGATAAGTTTATTAAAGAGATAGAGCCAGAGATGGAATACTTTGATAAATTTGGAATAGTAGGCTCTGCCTATCCACTTTATCCTGGAATGAAAAAAATATTTACAGCATATCAAGACTTAATTAAACTTATGCCATTGGAGTCAATTAAAAAAGATGCTTGATGTTAGGGGAATACCTACATGCATTTGTCCACAGTGTGGTGGCGAACTCTTTAGAGCATTAGTTTCTTTTGATCCAAAAACATATACAGTTGGAATGTATCACTTGGACATTCAGTGTCACGATTGTGGTGCTCTGTGTACAGCCCCAACTCCAGTAGATCATCCAACAAATCCAAATATAGATATAGGAGATAAAGAATGAAAGATGTTTTACTATCTACATTAACAGGTTTTGGGTGCGGTGTCGTGTTCGCAGCATTCAAATTGCCAGTACCAGCACCACCAGTTTTTGCGGGAGTCGCAGGAATTATTGGTTTATGGATTGGTTTTACAATACTAACACGAATTATATCCTAGGAGGAATAATGAATAACATAATCAATGATAAGACTAAGGCAATGCTAGCATCATATGGTCGCTCAGTACTTGCATCAGGTCTTGCACTGTACATGGCAGGCGTAACAGATCCAAAGGATCTATGGACAGCACTTGTTGCAGCCATTGCGCCAGTAGCAATTAGAGCAATTAATCCAAATGACAAGGCTTTTGGTGTACTACCAGATGCTAAGGAAGTTGAGAAGGCTCTTAAGGCTGCAAAGGCACCAGCACGTAAGAAGGCTGCGCCAAAGAAGTAATCAATCTTCTATCAGGAAGCCAGTCTAGAGATAGGCTGGCTTTTCTGTTTATTCATCAATAATATCTAAATACTTTTGCTTTAAACTATCAACAGAAAAGTTGTCTAGTCCTATTTGAACTGCAGTTTCTTTTACCTTATATTTTCTATTATTTCCAATATACTTATCAATTATTCTACCAAGTTTATCTGGATTTGCATCATAAACATCAACCATAGATTTAGTTTTAAAGGTGTCTATCTTTTTTGATTCAGCCAACCATTTGTCTGGAAGGATGGCATTATTAGGAGATATGTCAGTCATAAAAACTGGCAGGGCACTCATAAGAGCCTCATTCATAGGTAAACAAAGACCAGCATAGCGTCTAGGAAGAACCATAGCGTCAAACCCAGTATACATATCCTGCCTATTATCTGGATCACCTATCTCCATTTTTACCCTTGAATCTTTGGATACAAAATTTAGTGGGGTTTGTGATTTAATAACTAATTCATAATCTTCTTTAGAATACTTAATCATTTCAAGAACACTATCAGTTCCATTCCTATCCTTTGCAGCCTTTTTACCAGCAATATGTAGTATGCGCTTATGATCTTTTGATAGATTTATTTTTCTTGCTTCATTAAATAAAGATTGATCTGTTGGTGGTGGCAAATGCATTACCTTTGTTTTACTGCCAAACTTTTGTACAACTACATCCAAGTTCCAGATACTGGGTGCAAGCAATACGTCTGGTAGTGTCCATTCTGGGTTGGCTAAGTTACCAAATAACTCATAGTTATACTGAAGAATGGTCTTGGTTCCTTGTTTTTTAGCACGATCAACTAACTCTAAATGATAAAAGGTTTCACAACTTATTACTACATCTAAGCCCTCAAGAAATTCAATTATCTCACTTGTTTTAGGCATGCCT